TTCTCCTCCTAGTTCGACAGTTGAATTCCAATTGCCTACATACCAGCCTTCACCGATACTTTGTTCTAGTCCGAAGTTGGCAGCCATGCCATGGTCAGTTTGTGTTTGACCTCTCCACATATAGTCCGTACCAATTCCGTACGAACCACTCATTGCAAAACTAGATGTACTAAGTAGTACTCCAGCTAATAACACTAATAATTTATTCATATATTTTCTCCTTGTTATTTTGTGTTAACATTATATAATACATAATGTAGTTAGATAGTATTTATGTCACTTAATAGATGTTTATATCTTTTTCTGTAAGAATTCTCCATTTCCACTGCCTATCTTTACAAAATGACATAGCTTGAGTCCATTTAGCCTCATTTACCATGTAAGTTTGTACTTCTTTGAGATATCGCTTAGAAGTTCTACCTGTTTTAGTAAGTTTCTTCTTTTGATTTGGTGGAGAACATTGAGAGAAGGGTTTTACTTCTATTAGTTCTTCTACTGTGATGCCTTTTTTGTTTTTGTACTTCATATAGAAGTCAGGAAAGTATCTATGCACACGATTATCTATCGGTGAGACATAGGGTATAATGATTTCCTCAGAACTCCATTTAAGTATAGCAGAATGTTCATCTAGATAAACCATAAATCTACGCTCTAATAATGAACGATAAATAATGTTACTAGGATTTCCTTTGTACTTATTTGGATTCTTCGGTCTAAACTTTCCTTTATAAGACATAAATAACTACTAAGTATATATCACAATCGAGAACAAACAATTATGGGTTTAAAAAAATTATTAAAAAAAGGTTTAAAGAGCTATGTGGGTTCTGCCTCAGGTGATCTTAATTCAGCTTTCTCCAAATTAAAAAGTAAATTTGGTAGTTCAGGAAACTTTTCAAACACTTTTGATCAAAGAATATCAGACGGACTTTCTGATTTACTTACAGGTGCTACAGGAATTCGTACTTCTAACATACCAGAGATATCAAAAGAAGTCTTAGATATGAAAAATAAGAATAAAGAAAAACGAGCTGATGTGTTAAATAGTACAGCAGGTTCGAGACCCGAACTTCCTCCTTCAGAAAAAAGAAAACTAGTTTTCCCTACCAATTTTCAAACAGAACAAGGAGATGGGAAAGAACAATTAACTAATTATATTCATTTTCGTTCTTTACCTCTAAGAAATGGTAAGAACAATAGTGTAGGTCCTGATCAAGATAAACTATATGATATCTTTCTATATGTACCAGAGGAATTGAGCGATGGAACAAAGGCTAATTACAAAGCAGCTGAGAAAGGTCTTATGCAAAGTATGATGGCTAAGTTATTTACATTAGGTGAAGGTACAGACCAAGGTATTATGGGTCAAGCTGTTCAAGCGGGTAAAGAAGCTTTAGGTGGTGATATTGGTAAAGCGGCTGCAGGTAAAGTAACTAACCCAATGAAATTTAATTTATTTGAAGGTGTAGACTTTAGAACATTCTCTTATACTTTTATATTGTATCCAAAGAACGAACAGGAATCACAAGACATTAGAGAAATAGTATACGCATTTAAAAAATTATCTCTACCCGGAATAGCTCCTGGAACAGGTGATAGATTATATACATTTCCTAGTGAATGGGCTATTAGATATCATGGTCCAATTAAAGAATGGATTGATTATCCATTAGTGTCAGTATTACAAAGTGTTCAAACTAATCAGGCTGTATCTGGTACTGCAAGAATGATTGACGGAGCTCCTGTAGCTACAGAATTAAAAATAGACTTCACAGAAATTATGACTCTTGATAGGAAAAAATATGATCAAAGAGTATCAGCGTTTACAAGTGGTCAAAATAATCAGAGAGAGAATTCTCAAGAAGGTGGATCTATTGATGATATCATGGGTAGAAGACCGACTGATAAATCACTCAAAAATAAAGTTAAAGATTTTACGGGTGTTGGACAAGCAAAAACAAGAGATGGTACAATAGTAGATGATTCAGGACTCAGTGGAAATACATTCTTCGCTGAGGGTGATGATTAGGAGAAAATATGGCACAAGGATTTTTTAAAAATATACCGAACATCAATTACGATTTTAAAAGTGATGGTAAGTTTTATCAAGCTAAAGATTTATTTCGTAAAGTCGGAGTTTGGAGTTATCTACAAGAAAGTATTTCAGGATATAATTATTATCGTATAGCTGATGGTGAACGACCTGATGTTTTAGCTTCAAGACTATACGGTGATTCAACATTATATTGGACATTCTTTTTAGTCAACGAAAACTTACAAGACTTTAATGACTGGCCAAAGTCACAACAAGTATTACATAAGTTTATAGCTAGAAAATATTCAGGTACAGTTTTAGTAGCTCCCAATAGTACTGATATAATTTCATACGATCATTCAAAAAATGATGATGAACAATCAGATAGTCGTAAATTTGAATTAGGAGATAAAGTTTCTCAATCATCATCAGGAGCTTTCGGTTTTGTAACTAAAGTTGATCCAACAAATAATAGAATAGTATTAAATAGTGTTACCGGTACATTTACAAATAATGCCAGAGTGTTGGGAGTTCTTCCTACAATTACATTTCATTCATTAGATGGAGATGGAACAACAACAACACTATCCATTAATAAGACTCAATCTACTGGTACAATTCTTGAAATTTATGTGGATAATATTTTACAAAATGAAAGTAGTTATTCAACAGTCTTGACTCCTAATAATCCTACTAGTAAAACCACTATCATATTTAATACAGCACCAGCTGATAAAGTGAAAGTAAATGTTTTTGAAAGAAAGAGTTTTGTGTTATCTTCTGTAGCTGATGAAAAAGATGTAGTGAATCATTATATAGATTCTAATGAATTGAAGACTACAGTAGAAGCTCAGAACACACCAGTTTCAAATGAAAAGTACGAGAGAGATTTAAACGAAGAACAATATCTGATAAGATATATTGAGCCTAAATATATAGGTGATGTTGTTAGTGAGTTTAAAGAGATGATAAGAGATTAATTATGCCAAAAGGATTAGATACAGGTAATCCTCTAAGTTACGAGTTAGAAGTTATATCAATCGTAAATAATGAGGGAGACGGATTCGATATTAGAGATATATTCTTAGAGTGTAATATCTATGAATCGATACACCGTAATTTTTTATTAGGTGAAGTTATTATCTCAGACCAAGTAGCTTTTCTAGAAAACGCTAAACTCTTTGGACAAGAATCTATACGAATACGGTTCAAACAACCTACAGGTAAAGGTGAAGAAGCTCATGAAGATGATATAATCGATAAAGTATTTAGAATATATAAAGTAGATAATGTATCTAGGGTCAAAGGGTCACAACAAGTATTTCAAATAAATTTCTGTTCACCAGAAATGATCAAATCAAAAAGAACTAGAATCAGTCAAGCCTTTAGAGGTTCAATGACAGACATAGCAGCTGTTATAGCTGAAGACCATTTAGATATAAAGAATGATCCTGAAGCTGAAAAATTCGAACCGTACTTTGAAGTAAGAGAAAAATCTCAAGGTGATAATTATCATGTTGTAATTCCGAACTGGACAATAGGATATGCTATAAATTGGTTGTGTAAACAAGCTCAAGGGATTGATTCAAATAGTGGATTACAAGATTCATACTTTTGGTATGAGACAGCTTCTGGTGGATATAGAATACAATCATTAGCTAGTATGATGAGTTTAAATTACGGTGGTGGAAGACCTTTCATATATTCCGATGCTAACACAGCTGATGGACAAGACTTACCTTACGATTCAACTAGTGCTGAAGGTCAATACGGAATGGGTAGAAGAATACTTGGATATAAAATTGAATCACAAGCTGATGTATTATCCGGTGTTGTAAATGGGTTATTCGCTTCTAAACAAACAACAGTAGATAATACATTCAAATTTTATACAGAGAAAACATATAATTTCTTAGAGAAACATTTTAGTGGTGACGGTATGGCTTTAGACCCAAATCCTTTTATTCGTACACAACCTGAAAATTTACATATCGGTTCTAAGTCTACAAACGGTGGAGATGTAAATATTATCGGAACAATAGAAGACAAAGCTATCGGTGACTTTACAGATGCTTATCAAATATTAACGAGTGATGCTTCTTTTGTAAATGATGATAAAGATGATATACATCAAGCTAATCACTTTACACATTTAGGATCATCTCAGTTTAGAAACGCCGCTAATCAATTATTAAAATATTATACAATGAGTGTGTTAATATCAGCTAGGTCTGATATTTCAGTTGGTCAATTAATCAATTTGACAATGCCATCAGTAAGACCCGGTGAAGATATGACAGAGTCTAAGTTTGCTGGTGGAGATCATTTAATTACAGACATTAAATTTCAGCTTACAAAAAGTGAATTAAGAACCAACTTAACAGTTATTAAAGATTCAGTATTAAATCATATTGAGACAACAGAAATGGTATACGGTGAGACAGAGAAGACATGATATATCAAGGTAAGACAGGATTCAATTGGTTTACAGGTATTGTAGAAGATAGAAACGATCCAATGTTTTTAAATAGAGTTCGTGTTAGAATACACGGATCCCATACTCACGACAAACAAATGATAGCTACACCTGATCTACCATGGTCAGAAGTAATGATGCCGACAACATCTCCATCTCTATCAGGTTTAGGAACAACAACTCATGGTCTTTTAGAAGGTAGTACTGTAATGGGATTCTACAGAGACTACTTAGAGATGCAAGACCCTGTAGTCATAGGTTCTTTTATAGGAACACCACAACCATTTTATAGAGTAGATGAGAAAGTAGATGACCAAGGTACTAGAACATTTACAAATATTCCAAGAACAACAGAAGACGGATATAATGACCCACGATTAGGTAGTGAATCATCTTATAAGGGTACACCTGATGGAGCGGGACCGAAACATATCAAAAGAACATATGGATTAACTTTAGCCTTAGACAAGTCTCCTAAAAACCAAGGTGGTGATGAAGCTATTAACTATCCTAGAGAATTATACTTAGGTACTTCTGATGTCAATGTCTTAGCTAGAAACTATGATGACAAAACATATCCTGTAATTAACTTAGTTGACGGTGAAGGTAAACAAGAATCTACTGAAGAATCTTCTGGTAGTCTTTTAGATACTGTTATAGATGCCGGTAAATCTTTACTTGGTTTAGACTCTGGTAGTTCTGGAACACCTATACGACATATCAATCCCAAATATCCATTCAATCATGTTCATGAAACAGAATCAGGTCATGTATTAGAATTAGATGATACACCAGACTTTGAAAGAATACATTTATATCACAGAACAGGAACAAGAGTAGAGATTGATAAAGACGGAAGTTATGTAGAGAAAGTTGTTAAAGATAAGTACTCAGTTGTACTAGGAGATGATACAGTTACTATAAGTGGTAAAGTGACAATTAATATAGCAGGTGATGCAGACATATCAGTTAGAGGAGAAACTAACATAACTTCTACAGGTGATATCTCTATGATAGCTCCGAAGATTAAACTAAACGGATAATGGTTACTTTCACAGTCGCTCCTATAACTGTACCACCGATTGAGTGTCCTAAAGTTATACTTCCAACTAAAGCTGATCTAGTTAATATGTTTAGTCAGTTAGCTAACTTACCAGCTCAACTCATAGCAGCGGGTCAAGAAGAAGTCGGTAAACAAATACAAGATATATTAGATGAAGTCAGAGAATTATTATCTATATACGATCCGAAATTTCAATCATTATCAATACCTGAAATAGAATGGGAAATAATGATTACTAGATTAGTACAAGATTATCCTATGTATGTTCAACAAAAGATATTAGAATTAATTAGTAAACTAGTACCAATAGATTTTGTAATACCTGTTTTAGGTTTGAAGATTGACATACTAAAGATATTTACACCTGAAGGTATAGAAGATATTAAAAAACAATTATCAGGTATGACAGAAGATATGAAAAATCAGATGCAAGCTTTGAAAGATGATTTAACATTATCACCTGATGATATTCAAAAAGAATTACAGAAGTTAGTTGAACTAAGAGCTAAGATAACTGATAAGTTTTGGGACTTGTTACCTGACTCATACAAATTGTTTGGTGGTGATTTCGGGTTATCATCAATAGAATTAAAAGTAGAAACTATATGGTCTTACATTCGTAGTAAGATTAATGGTGGTATGACAGGATTATTGACAGACGCCTTTCAAGCATTGATTAAACTATTTAAAATACCTTGGGACTTATTAGGACTTCCTGATATTCCCATTCCATTACCTGACTTGAATGTAGAGTCTATATTACAAGCTATCATTGATGCATGGAAAAAGAAAGTCGAAGAAGGTAAAGCTTCATATGCTGATCTAATAGAAGAACTAGAATCAGTTCAGTTAGCTGGATTTGATTTACTATCATTGATTGGTGGTAAAGTTGAAGAATCAATAGAGACAGCTGAAAGAAAAATAGAAAGATTAATGGAAGCTGCTAGAGACTTCGGAGCTAATTGGCCTAGATATCTTCTTACAAAATGGATGGAGTTAGTCACAAAATTCTTTGAGACTATCGGACTAGGTGCTCTAGTCGAATTTATTACATTTACATTTTGTGATTTCTTAGCTCTCATGGGCTTTCCTAAGACAATCGATTTAAGTTTTTCAAAAGATATAACAGTAGGAGAGTCTAGTACAGCTGTACTTCCGACATAAATAACTATATGGCCCAATTCAATAGTAAAAATCAAAGTTCGCGAGTATCACGAAGGTGGTTTACAGATATAGATGTAAACATGACACTACACCCAGAAAGTGGTGACTTAGTTTTGAAATATGACATGAACGCGATCAAAAGAAGTGTTAAAAACTTATTGACAACAAATTTATATGAAAGACCGTTCAAACCTAGTTTAGGAGTTAATTTGACAGGTATGTTATTTGAATTAAGTACATCAACCACAGATCGAATTGTATTAGAACAAGATATTACTAGTCTAATAAATAATTTCGAACCGAGAGCTAATATTACTAATGTTAGTTCTAAGTTAAGTGGTAACGATCTAGATGTAACAATGTATATGACAATACAAAATGATCCTAGACCACAAGAAATAAATATAACTTTACAGAGAGTAAGATAATGGCTACGATAAACAGTTCAAATATTAACATAACAGACCTTGACTTTGATGATGTATCAAAGAGTCTTAAAGAATATCTTAAAGGTCAGACTACACTTAAAGATTATGATTTTGAAGGTTCTAATCTATCTGTATTAGTTGACTTACTAGCTTACTCAGCTCATACATCAGCATTCAATGCGAACATGGTAGCTTCAGAGATGTTCTTAGACACAGCACAGATAAGAAAGAATGTAGTATCAAGAGCTAAAGAACTTGGTTACACACCTAGTTCAAGAACAGCAGCTAAAGCTAGTTTTGATTTAACAGTCACTAACCCAACTAGTGTTAATGCTGAAACACCAACCTCATTAACGATTAATAGAGGACACGAATTTACAACAGTATTCGATGGAACATCATACACATTTATATCTTTAGATAATAAAACAATAACA